CAGATGACTTATCATGGATTTCAACCAAATTCTACAGTTCGTGAATACTTGCAGAAGGCACACATTTTTGCATATCCGTCTATTTGGCAGGAGACTTCTTGCATTGCTGCGATTGAAGCGATGAGTGCTGGTTGTGAAGTTGTTTGCTCTAATTTAGCAGCACTACCAGAAACCACTGGTAACTTTGCTGACATGTATCAGTTCCATGAGGACGTCAATCAACACGCAAACATTTTTGTAAATCGTTTGTATGGTTCTATTGAACGTCAGCGTGATGAGATGACTTATAAAAAACTTGTCGTGCAAAAGAATTGGGTAGATAATTTCTATAACTGGGATCTCCGTGCTGCGGAGTGGACTAATCTACTAACAGGATTGAAGGATGGCAAAGCGTAAGCGTACAATGAGTCCAGAGCAAAAAGCAGCAGCGGTCGAGAGACTCGCTAAGGCACGTGCAGCACGTGCTGCTGCTAATCCTCCGAAGTATAATAGTATTCACGAGAGCGTCCTCTCGTTGAGTGACGAGGATACTCTCTGTATGAAGAACGTCAAAGGTTGGATCAAATCTAATCGTGAACGTCTGAGTGTGGAGCGCAAGAACGAACGCATGGGTGTGAAGGGTGCGGAAGCAAAGGTTGCTGCTGTATCAGGTTACATTCGAAACATGCAAACATATCTTGAGACTGGTATCTGGAATGACATGTACTTTGGTGAGAATGCAGAAAGTCCAGTTGCGTATGCAGTATTGAATCGCAATCATCTGGCATATGATAATAATGGCGAAGTCAAACGCACCGTTGGTACTTGGTACTGTGACATCGGTGAGGTTTGGACTCAGGAAATGGAAAGTGGCAAACAACGTTATTGATTTTGTTTCTAAACTTGCTGACAAGCAACTTGATGAATACTATGATGCAGAGCAAGAAGAGTTTGATGAGTACACTGAAACTCTGAACTATCTCTATGATGATCTGCTTGAATCATTACAAGAGTGCGGAATGGCAGGTGACGACGATGGTTTCATCAAAGACTTCGCCTATACTATGGAAGCAGTTCGTGCTCTAGTTGATCGCCAGTTTGGTAACAGTCATGGGTTTCATGAACTAATTGATAAGAAAATGTCAGTCGAACGTGATCAAGACGGCATTCCTACTGATGTTGTGTGGTTGCCAGACTTGACAACCAAAGAATAAGAAAGGGGATATTATAAATAGAACAGACAGGAGAGTGCGCCAACACTCTCCGATCCTAACATCAATAACTATATGGAGTAGTTATCATGTCTGATTTATTTATACTTTATCTAAAGACTCACAATAAGACTGGACTAAAATATCTCGGCAAAACAACCAGAAACCCATACGATTATAATGGTTCTGGTAAATATTGGTTGAATCATTTATCAAAACACGGTAATGACATATCAACAGAGTTGTTATACCAAACCGCAGATGAAAATGAGTTTAGAAAAGTTGCTGTTATGTTTTCAAAACTATATAATATTGTCGACTCAAATGATTTTGCAAACTTGTGTGAAGAGCAAGGACAAGGTGGTCACACTTTATATTCTAAAGAAAGAAACAAAAAAATAAGTGTTGCCCTAAAACAATATCTAAAATATAATAAGAGAACAGGTTGGAAACACAACCAAAAAACTATTGAAAAGATAAAGGCAAGTTGGACTGAAGAAAGAAAACAAAACCAACCGCCAGTAAGTGATGAAACAAAAAGAAAACAATCAGAAGCACACAAAGGCAAAGTCGCTTGGAACAAAAATAAGACTATGCCATTCAAAGGTAAACCAAAAACAAAGGTCAAATGTCCTCACTGCGGTAAGCAGGGTGGAACTGGTGTGATGAATAGGTGGCATTTCGATAACTGTCGAAATAAACCATAAAGGTGAAGAACATTATTATTCTGGATTTCAATCAGGTCGCCATTTCTAATCTAATGATGCACCTGAGTCAAAGTGATACTCTACAAGAAGATTTGGTAAGACACCAAATCCTCAACAGCATTCGCTTATACAAAACAAAGTTCTCGGCAGAATACGGTGAACTGGTTATCGCATGCGATGACAAGAACTACTGGCGCAAGTCTGTATTCCCATACTACAAAGCACATCGCAAAGAAGATCGTGCCAAGTCAACTCATGACTGGAACCGTATCTTCGAAGTGCTGAATAAGATTCGTGATGAGATCCGAGACAACTTCCCATATAAAGTAATCCAAGTTGATCGTGCTGAAGCAGACGATATTATCGGTGTGTTGGTGCAGAACTATGGTGTTGAGTTGATGAACGAAACATCTGAAAAGATTCTAATCCTCTCTGGCGATAAAGACTTTGGTCAGTTGCAGAAGTATGCTAACGTTGATCAGTTTAGTCCTGTGTTGAAGAAGTGGGTGCGTATCAATGATCCACGTCGATTCCTGCGTGAACATATCATGAAAGGTGATCGTGGTGATGGTATTCCAAACTTCCTGTCTGATGACTCATGCATTATAAGTAAGCAAAGACAGAAACCATTAGCAACAAAGAAAATGGATCTGTGGGTTGATCAAGAACCAGAAATGTTCTGTGATGAACGCATGTTGCGTAACTATCGCCGCAACGAACAACTGGTAGATCTTGAGATGGTGCCACTAGATATTGCATGTGACATTATGCAACAATATCTTTCATACGATGTTCCTAAAAGATCAGGACTCCTAAATTATTTTATCAAAAACAAGTTGAAGAACTTGATGGACAGCATTGGAGATTTTTGATGCAAAAAACCTTTCACGAAATCTTCTCTGAAGTAGAGAAGGCGACTAAAAAAGCAGACAAGATTGCTGTATTGAAAAAGTACAGTGGTCCAGGACTAAAGCAAGTTCTTGGATTGACTTATGATCCACGTGTTGTATGGTTATTGCCTGAAGGAACACCACCATACAAACCACTACCAAAGTCTGCTGATCAAGAGGTTGCATTGAATTCTGAATTGCGAAAAATGTATTTGTTCTTGCAAGGCAACGATGAAACTCAACGTCAACTAACACAAGTTCGACGTGAGCAACTGTTTATTGGTTTACTTGAATCAATTGACCCTGATGATGCCAAAGTTGTTATTGGTATGAAAGATCGTAAACTCCCATACAAAGGAATCACTCGCAAGTTGGTAGCAGAAGCATTTCCAAACTTAGCGAAGGACTGGTGAAAGGAAGATAAGAGTCTAAGATGTCTAAGAGTAAAAACTTCTATAACAAGCACATTGAGACAGATGGTCTCAAACAAAAGAAAATAAAGAAAGAATCTCGTCACAATTTCAAAACTCATCTACAAGATGTAATTGAAACAGAAGATTGGGATGAACTACAAGAAGAGTTATATTATGAATCACATAACAGAACCTAAATGGGATTTTAGGGACGACTTCATCACAGTAATTGATAATGCAATTTCTCACGATTTTTGTGATGAATTGATTTGGACTTTTGATAAGATGAGAGAACAAGGGTTTTCTTATACAAGAAAGAAACAAAAAGGTTTCGAATCCACCATAATGAAAGACCTTTCTGTAACCGTTTGTGATGTAAATATTCCAAAATACTGGAGTCAGTCAATAAAAATTACAAATATGCTAACAAACCATTTTGACGCATATTTTGACCAATATCCAAATGATGGTAACATGGTAATTAGTGGAGTAAAAATACAAAAAACGCTACCATCAGAAGGGTATCATATCTGGCATTCAGATGGTGGTGGTTCTGATATGAGTAGGGTTCTCACCTTCGTTTATTATTTGAATGATGTAGAAGAAGGTGGTGAGACAGAATTTTTACACCAATCAAAAAAAATCAAACCTAAAAAAGGAAACGCAGTTTGGTTTCCTTCATGTTATACACACTTACATAGAGGAAATCCACCAATAAGTGGTGAAAAATATATTATGACAGGATGGTTATCATATGTCGAATGATGTAGCAATTATTATCGGTAACGGTAAAAGTCGAGAACCAATCAATTTAGAATCACTGGTTGGCAAGGGAACTATCTATGGGTGCAATGCATTGTATCGTGATTTTGATGGTTGGGATTATCTTGTTGCTATTGATGACAAGATGATTGATGAAATCAAAACAACTGAAAAGAGAATGCCAGGACAGGTTATCTTTCCGCCTGAAGAAGAGAGATACGAGCATCCAGAATATTCTCCAATGCGTCGTCGCAGTAATGCAGGTATGAATGCAATGATCGCTGCAGTGGCAAATGGTGCTAAGGTGGTTTATTGTCTTGGTTTTGACTTTATTCTTGCAGGCAAACATTCAACTGATAACATGTATAAAGACACTGCATGCTATGGTCCAGAAACTGCTGCCAATCACGATGACAACTATCATCGTTTGCGCTATCTTGAGTGGTTCGCAAACAAATTTGACAAGATTCAATTTGTATTTGTAATTCCAGATGATGCTCAGGTAAAACCTATTGAAGCAGCAAACATCGTTGGTTTGCGTATGAGTAAGTTTATAGACAAGACTAAATAATAAAGTTGCCACATTTATAGGAGGCACATATGAACTACTTTGACGCATGGACTTTAGTCGCTGGTATTGTTGCATTCAACATTGCATACTTTTCATATAAAGCAGGATACAAAGAGGGTGTTACGACTGGTATTGAGTCTGCACTTGATCAACTGGAAGCACAAGGTGTAATCGAACTGGAAGACTCACCAGAGGAATAATAATGCAATTTTGTAATAATTTCTTCAGTGGTGAAGAATTTGAATATGTGCACAATAACATGGTTTCTATTCTAACTGATAGACATTCCATGTATAAAACAAGTTTGACTCTTTGGGATAAATCAGTAACCATACAAAACGGTGCGACCGTCTTGATTCAAGATCCTTCCCCAGACATTAGAAATTTGATTGTTGAAAAAATAGAACAAAATTTCCAAAAGCAAGATATTCTAAAATCAAAAAGACTCCAAATCTATTATCATTTTTGGATGCCAGAAAGTGGGTTGAACTGGCACAATGATGATAAAATGGATTCATGCACAATTTATATGAATAAAGAATGGGACACTCATGATAATGGTTTTTTTGTCTATTATGATGAAAATAATTTTGTAAAAGCAATTCCACCAACACCAAATACAGCAATGTACATGGAAGAAAATTTTATGCATTCTGTTGCAACCACTAAAAGTGATTCTCCTGTCAGAATGACAATTCAAATTTTTATTGAACGATGATTTCTGATCTAATACTCGGACTGGCACTCTGGTTTGGACCAATGAGTGATAAACAATTGAAATGTATAGCAGATAATATCTACCACGAAGCAAGAGGCGAGAGTCTGGAAGGACAACTCGCTGTTGCTCATGTGGTGTTCAATCGCACTCACTCCTCCAAATACCCAACCACCTACTGTGATGTCATTCATCAGGGGGAGTCTTTCCGTGGTCGCATGCTGCGTGATCGCTGCCAGTTTAGTTGGTACTGCGATGGCAGATCAGACTTGCCTCGAGACCTAAATGCGTATAGAATAGCAATAGAGAATGCGAAACTTGCATGGCGAACTTATTACATGAATGGGTTTGATCTGAGCAATGGTGCTGATCACTATCATGCTTCGCATATACTTCCATACTGGGCAAAGGAAATGCACCCAGTGGCAACGATAGGAAATCATTTATATTATAAGAATAGATAATGAGTATTTCAACAATTGATTTGACCCCCATTGAAGATTTACTGAAACAAGTAAAGCGAGAGTATGTTGATGCTGGACTTCGTTATGGGTGGAAGTCTAATCAACGCAAAGAATATGATCATGGTCACTGGAACAGATTGATCCTTCCAGACAATCGTGCTATTGGATATGATCATAACGAACTTCAGTATCTTGAAGAAAATCCACTGATTGCAGAACTCTGGTCAAATATCCAAGAAACACTTGGTGATCGAGTGTTGGTTCGTGCCTATGTGAATGGATATACCTACGGAACTGATGCATACTTCCACAAAGACGACACGTGGTTGGTTGAAGAGTTTGGTGAGGATATTGTATCAGAAACTGTTTTGATTTATCTCAATGACGAGTGGGATCGTAACTGGGGTGGCGAAACTTCTTTTGTAGACGATGATGATAATATTCTGGCATCAGTCTTTCCAAAGAAAAATCGTTGCGTTGTGTTTGATTCTAATTTGTGGCACCGTGCAGGTTCACTGAGTCGCTATTGTCCAGTTCTTCGTTCTATCATTGTATTCAAGACTGCTGGTCCACAATACAATCGTCCATGGGTGAAATGGATCAAGGATCGCACCGAGAATATTCCTCATTCTGGAACCACCATGTTCCGTCATCTGTACAACACCGCAATGACTATCGCATCCAAGTCTGGTATTTCTGCAGATGTTATCAAGGCAGGACTTTACCACTCTGTGTATGACACCGAATACTTCAAGGCAGGTTT